TTTCTAAACCCTAATAATTCTACTTCTTTTAAAATACGTTCTTCAGTATTTTTTATAAACGTGTCTAAAGAATTGGTGAACGTAGTTTCATCGTTCTCCATATAATCCTGGATAGCCGTTTTTAAACCACTATATGTAAAGGCCATCAGTCTCCTCCTGCCTCTACGGTACCAACTTCACCCTCTGCTTCCAATCCATCAAACGCATAGCCTATAGGATCGTCCGTAACACTATACATAGTATTTGCAGCATAAGTTCTAACAACCCCCTTTCCAGCTTCTTTATCTAAATCAGGACGTGGCTCATAAAGGGCTTGAGGATCGTTTACACGAGGAAAGGGTCCTAATTGTGGAGCTTTGGGTTCATAACATTGAGGACAAACTTTAAATCCGGTCCATTCTTTTTTTAATTGATGTAATTTATATGCTTGTCCGCAACGATCACATTCTCCCAGAGCAAATTTTCCCACTGCATAGGTCATGATGTATAAGACCTCAATGCAGGTGCTATCTTCACACTAGCACGATCTTCGTCAGTATCCGCTGCACGTCTAAATTCCTCTTCATAAATTCCCTTTAACATTTGAGTTCTATCAGGAGCTTTTTTTAAAGAGAGGTAATATGCTAATCCCGCCGCTAAGGCTGGATAAAATCTAAAAGGCATTTCCATTGTGTTTGTTAAAGCATCGGTATCGTCTATGCGTGTCAAACAATTTACATGAATTGTGTCCGTGCTGTTTTCAGGAGCCGGATAAACATATATTTTAGGGGTTATCTGTTTATCAATAAAGTATTGAGAAGGTCGCGCTTTGGTACTTTTATTGGGAATATTAGCATATTCACTTCTGCTGATACGATCAATTGAATAGTCTGTATTAACACTATTCACTGTACGACGCAAAAAAGCGTCTAATACATCAATTACTGCTGTAGGATCAGTTGAATCAAGGTCATAACTTAATGTTCCTTCTGTCATGCTTATCGAGTTTTGCTGAATCGTCCATTGATTCAAGCCTCGATTCGCCCAATCCGCTAGCAAAATATTTAAAGATCGCTTTATGGTTCGCGCATCATAACTGGTGCGCATTTCCAATCCACAACGCTCATAAGCTTCCTCGATGTATTCTGCAACATCAAGCTCAAAGTTTTTTGAACCGGAAGTAGCCATTTACCCTCCGATTAACTATGAAAGACCGTTAAGTAGCTTATTGCCGTAACGTCAACATAAATGTCAGTACCAAAGTAAATACCTTGATCGGGAACGTTAATATTAGATTCACTCGAAGCTTTTAAATTTTGTGTCCAAAGTGTCGTCCCACTAGAACCGCCATTTTTAAAAATAATCTTAGGTGAACCCGTTGAAGTCAACACGTATATTTGACGTAAACGTGCCGGATGATTAACAATCGTAGCATCACCCGTCGCTGTAGCTACCTTAACATCACTTCCTGATATTTTAAGTGGCATAATTTACTCCTTTATTAAGCGTCAGCAAATGGAGTTACGACAGTACCTGAAGCTAGAACAAGACCAGTTATATGATATTTAGCACTAGCCATTGCAGTTACTACAATTGTAGTCCCTACTATTCCGCCTTTTGTAGTGCCATTTAATGTAACAACATCATTAGATGCTCCAGACAAGAATGTTTTACCTGCTGCATCACTCTTACCAAAATAAAGACCGCCAACAAACTTATCCGTACCATCAGTTAAGATGTCCATATCAGTGGCAACTGTTTCTACTACAAAAGTAAATTGTGCGCCAATGTTATTAGTTTGCCCCGGATCAGTTGGATCGTTCGGCGTTGTTGCCACAATACTAGGTAAAGTAAATTTACCGTCAGCATCATTGGTTAACAATAATCTGCCGGCATGAGTAGCCACAGTTAAAGTAGTATCTGCTGTTAAGCTAACAAAAGATTTGGAACCTGCGTTAATAAAACCGCCCAGTGACCTGACCGGACCTGAAAAAGTTGATTTAGCCATTATATTCTCCTAACTAAAACTGCTGCATCATCTTGGAGTACGTCTGCCGAGTCAGTTGATACAACAAATTATCTCGGTTAATAAACACGTCTATTTCTAGACAGAATTAGTATGCCTCACGATTTAAGGAGATACAAGAATTATTTAAAGTATGGACCAGTGAACCACGCTACTAAGCTGTATCTTTCACCTTTTGTAATAGGATTAATTTTATGTGAAATAAAAGAACTAAAAGCTATTATTTCTCCTTTTTTTGGTTTTATATCTCTTTCTTCTTCACCGCTTCTGAAAACTATTTCTCCTCCGGTATAGTTTTCATTTAATAATATGGATACGCCTATTTTACGGTTTAAAGAAAGCCCTTCGGCTCCTATATCAATATGCCAATTATAGCCCTGAGAAGGAGAGCTATATTTCATAATTTGCGCCCGCTCCATTCCGTCTATGTCATATTTAAAATAACGATTTATTTTTAACACTACATTACTCAGGATTTGATAAAAGTCAGATTGATCTTCGTCAATATAAAATATTTCTACATCACGATACTTAGTATCTTTTACCTTTTCTCCGGATCGGAAAACTTCTCCGATAACCGGTTTTTTATTGTCAGTATAATTTAAAAATTTTTCTACCTCTTGATCTGAAATAGAAATGTTCCCAGTTACACCATGCTTGGGTGCCGCAGAATCATCCATCTAATTAGCTAATGGATTTTTATTGCCTTCTTCTAATTTATCTACGTCTTTCTCTAATTCTTTAACAGAAATAGAGAGTCCTGCTAATTGTGCCGTTAGAGAACTAATGCTTTCGCTGTTGTCTGGAATTTCTATATTGTCTATTTGCTTTTCTAGATATTCAACTGAGGTTTCTATCCCTGTAAATCTTTGTTCTATTTGTTGCTGGGCATCTTCAGTTTCTCCAATACCACCTATTTTCTTCTCTAGGTTTTCAAGTCTATTAACGTAACCTGCTCCTGCGTAACCGAACCCTGCTAATGTACTTACAATAGTCACAAGTGCTATTACTTGCCCACCTTTTGATTTAAACCATTCCATATTTTTCTCCTACAAATTGGGCTGTGAACTAATTAAACTCTGCATGGTATTGATGCTCTTACTCGCTAACCCATAAAAAGCGTTTATGTTATCTGAAATATAGGCATCTGCATATATTACCTTGGATTCATACCACGTTTCCTGTTGTGGAATATGTGCTTCTCGGTAGGCATCAAAGCCGGGAACATAACCCATAAATGCTACTAAAGTAGACTGATCTGCGTATTGTCCTGTTTCTTCTTGTGTGGTTTGTCCTGCTTCTTGTTGTTCTTTAATGTTGTCAGCAATTATCTGATCGGCTATCTGGTCTGCTTCAGATGCGGTCATTACTCCTGACAGAGCTGTGTCTATTTCACCTTCCATATCGGTTACTTGCACATCTGCCATTACTATTTGTGGAGTTGAATCAAATGTCGGCATTGGAGTTATTACTGTGGTTACATTACTCACAGTCTGTGTGCTTCCCCCCATGCCACTTGTTGAACCCATGTCCTGACTCAAACTTAATACTGTATTGGTTTGTACTTGAGCAGTTTGTATTTGGTCTGAAATACTGGGCGAACTACTGGTAGAAAATCCCCCACCAGATGCGGCACTAGCTACTGCGGTTGTGGTTGTGTTTCCACCTGTTGTACCTATTCCTGTATTGCTACCATAACCACCGCTTCCACTAACACTAGATGCGGTGCTTCCGTACCCTCTAGTATTAACTATATTGGCAGTTGCATTAGATACACTATTAGTTGCTGTGGTAATTGTTTGAGCTACTACATTTAACTGGGTTGCAGTTATTCCCCCTTTCCTTTCTTCTTCTTCTTCAGCTACTAAGGCTTCTCTTTCTTCTAGTATTTCTTCTTCAGCTTCCGCTAGTCTTTCTTCCTCTATTTCTTCAAATATTTCTTCCACCACTTCTTCTTCAAATATTTCTTCTTCGGGTTCTTCTATAAATTCTTCTTCCACCAAAAGTTCTTCCCTAAATTCTTCTTCTTCTGTTTGTGCCAATTCTTCTTCATACCATTCATCAAGTTCTTCAATAGTTTCAAATTCTATATAGGTATCTACTTCTTCATAGTCTGCTATTAAAACTGTTTCATAGAAAATGAAGTCATCTAATAATTCTTCACTCGTATCAAAGAGTAAGGGATCTTGTTCAAACTCGTCATAAGAAACTAAATAAACTTCTTCGGTGTATTCATAAGTTTCTACAAACTCATCATAGATATCCATTTGTTGATCCAATTCTTCCCATGAGTTCAATTCCGAATCACCCCAAACAATATATCCACCATCATCAAATGACACATCTGAACCATACCAT